ATGAGTGCATGGTCTAATATGGCATATCAAAACTATAATCTTATAAATATAATAAACGAAAAGTTAAGAAAAGATATTGTAGTATTTTTGATGTGCCATCCTGAGACCGTGTATGATGAAAGCGGGTTTCCAAAAGAACAAATTTCAGTACAAGGTCAACAATTAAAAAAGTTTGTCCCAGAAAGTTTTAGTAGTATCGTTTTATATGCAGAAAGTGTAAAAGAACCAGGTAAACCTGTGAATTTTCTTTTTAGAACAACAACAACAGGGGAAGATAGCTGTAAAACACCAATCGGTATGTTCAGTGAAGAATTTATACCAAATGATCTACAATTAGTAATTAACAAGATAAAAGAATATTATTCTTAAAAACATAAAAAATTATAAAAATGAGTGGTAAAATAAATTTAAACAAAATTGTCAGTGAAAAGACAGGTAGTGCTATTTTCAACAATGGTAATGCAGGTAGAGTAAAGAATGTGCAAGTTGAGGTCATAAAGAAAAAACCCGAAGATGATCCACAATCACCAGATTTTAAAGTATTTTTTATAGATAGTGCCGGTGGTAAAATTAATCTAGGGGTTTATTATCCTACAGAACGTACAAGTGACAAAGAACTTGCTATACGTACGGATCAATTGTTGAGCATTCTTTTTGCGCTTTTACCAGAAGTAAAAAATTCAGAACTCCCAGAATTTGATACCCATAAACAGGTATTTGATTACCTATTGAAACAAATTGCTGTAAATTCTAAAAATGTACCCATTAATGTTTTTGTTGCATATGGTACACAAAAATCACCATCTGTACATTTGGCATTCAGAGCTTTTGAAATTGCTGAATCTGCTGATACTCCTGATAATAGTACACGACTTGTAGCACAAGTGAATAAAGGTCTTTATAATGATATTATGGAACGACCTTCACCTACAAATTTTTCAAAACCTGAAAGTGACGGTTTTGAATCGCCTGTTTCCGTATCCAGTACATCAACGGATGAATGGCCAAATGAATAATATAATTACATTTTAATACAATTAGAAAAGGGTCTTTAATTAGGCCCTTTTTTACTATTATAAAATCTAAAGATGAAAATAACAGAAATAGCTAATAGAAAACTTTTTCTTGATAATGACATAATTTTTTCAAAAATAGATCCTTTACTTATTTTCAAGTATTATATAAAAGATGATTTTATATTAGGGAGACCTTTTTCATCACCACTAAGAACTGATAATATACCTTCCTTTTCCATATATAGAAATAAGAACGGTGAAATATTATATAATGATTTTGTAGCAGGAGGTGGGAATTGCATAAGATTTGTAAAAGAACTTTTTGGTTATAATACATATTATGAAGCTAAAAGTAAAATAGCTGTTGATTTTGGATTTTATGAAAAATATATAATATCATCAAAGATAACCGTAGATGACAAAGAAGAAAAAGACAGAGATATAATAACATCAAAACAAAAAAAAGTAGAAGAAAGAAAAGGTATAATAAAACTGGATGTAAAAATACGTACATGGGAACATAAAGATATAAATTATTGGAAAACATATGGTATTTCTATAAAAACATTAAAGGAATACGATGTCCATCCCATATCTTATGTTTTTATAAGAAATAATATAAAAGAATTTATCATACGTGCAGATTCTTTAGCATATGTGTTTATCGAAAGAAAAGATGGTAACGTAACAAAAAAAATATATCAACCGTTTTCTAAAAACTATAAGTGGATAAATAATCATGATTTTTCAGTATGGCAAGGATGGTGCAAACTATCTGATAGTGGTGATATATTGATTATAACAAAATCATTAAAAGATGTAATGTCCATAAAGGAAAATATAGGATATGATGCAGTATCGTTACAACAAGAAAATGCAAAAGCGAAAGAACAGGTAGTAAATGAATTAAAGAGTAGATTTGGTAAGATATATGTATTATATGATAATGATTTCGATAAAGAGATAAATTGGGGAGAGAAATTTGGAACTGAATTTACAAAAATTCACGATCTCATAAATATCAATATACCATTAGAATATATGTCAAAAGATTTCAGTGATCTTATTAAAAATATAGGATGTAAAAAGGCTTGTGAAGTATTAAAAAATTTAATAACGAAAAAATAAAATGGTACAAACCGAAATAACAAAAGGAAAAATAGATTCTAATGAACCATTTACAGAGAGACATATTGGTCTATTAAAAAATAAAATATATAGACTTTATGCATTCCATGAATCTATGGAAAATATCAGACTTATGCTATATCATACTGGGTTCGGTCATTATTGTATTTCTGTTACTCCAGAGCACATTACAACTATAACTACAGATCCTATATATAATATAGTAGGATTACATAATTTTGAAGGAATTATAAAAAATGGTAATAGTTGTATAAATTTAAACATTGTATTATTAGGTATGACAGGTAGTGGATTTGATATGCTGGATAAATATAAAGGTTATAATGGAGAAAAATACAAAGATCCCAACCATGTTCTTTATAATATGTTTAATAGGGAAATAATAAAAGTATTAGATTTAGATTGTCATATATATATATTCAATGGTCCATATAGTAAAAAAGATATCATAACAAAATGAAACAATATTTAAAAAAAGAACGATTCCAATATCGAATACATATAAGGAGTAGACATCCTTCGCATTCAGGATTAAGAAAACTGGATTGTCTTCCTAAATTACCTTTTAGATCTATTGTAAGATTTGGTTCACAAACACTGATCGAAGATAATAAAAAAAGAATATCATTAAATGATCCAGAAGCAATTTCGAATAGTTGTAACAAATTAAAAATGAAAAAATGCTTTGATACATTAAAAGTAAAAACCGCAATGTGGTGGACTTATAATATGTCGAATAGAACTTTTAATTTGCGTGGAACAGAAAGTGATGTTAAAGATGAATATCAATTACCATATCCCATAATATCAAAACATGTATTTGGTAGCAGGGGGAAAGGTAATACAAAGATTGATAATCCTAAAGACATGATAGAATGGTTATCAAGACATAATAATACCTCATCTTATATATTTGAAGTATATCATTCCTTTTCCAGAGAATATCGCTTACATGTTAACAAGAACGGTTGTTTCTATACATGTAGAAAAATGTTAAAAAGTGATACCCCTGAAGAAAAACGATGGTTTAGAAATGATTCTAATTCAGTTTGGATATTAGAAGATAATATAAACTTTCAAAAACCTATAAATTGGAATGAAATAATTGAACATTCAGTTAATGCATTAAAAAGTGTAGGTCTTGATTTTGGTGCAGTAGATCTAAAAGTTCAGGGAGAAACAAACAATGGAAAACAACGGGAAACCTGTGATTTTATCGTTATAGAAATAAATTCAGCTCCCTCTTTTGGTGATGTAACCCTTGAAAAATATAAAATTGAAATACCAAAAATGCTAATAGAAAAACATAATTTACAACTAACAGATTAATATATGAAATTTTTAATAGGATCAGACCCGGAATTATTTTTAAAGGATGAAAATAATAATATAGCTTCGGTAATAGGATTAATAGGAGGTACAAAATATGAACCTATGAATATAGGTAATGAATGTTCCATACAGGAAGATAATATATTGGCAGAATTTAATATACCACCTGTAAATACTTTTAATCATTTTTTATCATCTATAGAATATTGTAAATCATATATTTCAACGTTAATAGCTTCAAAAGGACTTTCACTACACTATTCAAGTAGTGAAATGATAAATGAACTAATACTTTTAGAACCAGAAGCCCAGTTGATGGGATGTTCCCCATCAATAAATATAATTACAAAAACCGAGTCCCATTTACAAGCTTGGGAAATACCAAAAGAACTCCAAAATCTTAGAACTTCGGGATTTCATATACACTTTGGTTATAATGAACCCAATGAAGAATTCAATAGTAGATTGGTATTATGTTTTGAAATATGTACAACTTTACCACTTGTAAGTTTTGATCATGATCCCTTTGATAGAAGGCAATTCTATGGTAAATTTGGTGATTGTAGATTTAAAGATTATGGGGTTGAATGTCGTTCACTCGGTGGTTATTTTTTAAAAGATCCTGATACCATAAAAAAGGTATGGGAGGGTATAGAAAATACAATGGCTCTTTTTAATAGTAAAATATCTACGAAAGAACTTGAAGAAATGGTAAGTTTTTGTATAGGAGAAGATGATAAACCAATATTAACACATATCAACAAAGTTACAACTGATATAACTTCAAATAAATTAATAACAATTAAATAAAAAAACAGACATGATTTTATTACAAATAATAATATGTGCATTACTGATCCATTATGTAATGTTCTTTTTTACCAAAAATAAAACAGGAATATTATATTGTGGACTTTTTGGATGGGTAGGAGCAGATCCTAAACTATTCAGTAGGGACAAACTTAATATTATTGGAATAGCTAATATCACAAGAGGATCACATTCTTGCGGAATAGCAATAGATGGAAAGCTATACAAAGGTGTTGAAGCAAATAGAGAGAATAGATATGATGACTTTTTGATGAAATCATCATATCCCGATCCAAAAACAATACCTGTTGTTATAGGGCATACCAGACATGCCACGGGTGGACAAAAAACAGAAGAACACGCACATCCATTTAAATTTCAAAATGGAAAAGAGTATATGATAGGTGCCCATAACGGTGTAATAAAAAATGTCGATGAATTAGCAAAAGAATTCGGTATAGATAAAACCAATAAGATAGATAGTCAAATACTTCTTGAAATATTATCAAAAGATAATCCTGAAGTTCTTGAAAAATACACAGGTTTTGCAGCATTATTGATTTACTCTACAGAAGATCCTACAACAATGTGGGTATTTAGAGGAGAAAGTAAAGAATTTAAACATGCTATTAAAACAGAACCTGAACGCCCTTTATTTTTTTATCAAGAGACGTTAAAAAGTATGTATATATCTTCATTGGAGCAACCTTTATATCATATATGTAAGACCAAGAAACAAAAAGAGAGTGTTTTTAGTTTTAGGACAAATATATTATATGAAATAAAAAGTGGAACTATTAAAAATCGTTATGAAATAGACCGTAGTAAAATAGATCATTATACTAATTATACAAGCTATATAAATAATAACCGTGTAGAAACATATCCTGAAAGACAACATAATAATTTGTTATCACAAACCTCTGGAAATCAAGGTTGTTCGGTATCTAATACAAGAAACACTGAAATACACACTAAATATACTCCTAATGATCATAAAAAGAACAATATATTTTATGAGTCTGTAATATTCAGCCCTGAAGAAAGGGAAATATATTACGAACATTTAAGATATAAAGATCTTGATGATAAATTAGTATCAGGAGTTGTAATCTTTGTTGAAGAAGTAGGTTTTGTATTGATTGGTAATACCGAAGAAAAAGCTTTAGAAAGACTTAAGAGTTTTTCAATGGAAGACCCTTGGAACAGTACAACAATTGATTTTGGTGATATTTCAAAAAGTGCAGTTCTCTTTTATATGTGGGACGGTGTTTTGTTAAAAGAAAAGATGGATTTTATGGCTTTAAGTGGACATCTTTCAAAAAATGGAAAAGAAAAGGTTGATTTTTCAAAATTAAGCTTTATGTCACAATATCCTATTATAGATATTTCAAGATTTAATAATGAAAAGATAATATATCCAAATACACAAAGAATTACAGAAAACAATCATATGGCAACAGGAACATTTTCTCCTTTGGGATCTATGAAGACATATACTGTAAAATTTGGTAAGCTTGAATCATCTACAATATTAAGGGATATAACACTTCCTCCAAAAGATACCAGGTTATCCATGTATTATGATGGGGTCTGGTTAAATAATAGTCAAAGAGCAAGTAATAATATAAATGATGACAATGATGATTTTGAAACAGATCTTGAAAATCAAATAGGTATTTTAAAAGAAACCGATATTGATACTATATCAGAACTCACAAGAGAAATAGATGATCATTTTGAATATGTAACTGGTACATTAGAAGACTTGAATCAAGATTCTTTAATGGTAAAAACAGTTAGTGAATTTAATAATGATAGTATCAAAAGATTTTTACCTATTAAAAAGATGATAAAGGATATTGAAGAAAAAACAATTCATAATGAACAATAAATGATAAAGAAAAGAGATATGATCGTTACAACATACACTGGTCTAAAAAAAAGGAAATCTCAGTGTAAGAATATAAAGAACAATTATTATTTTGTAGGTGATCCTACCATAAAAAACAGCGGAGAATGTTATCTTGTTGATGGTAAGTATCATCGCTTTAACAATGGTTATATAGAATATGACCATTCTCAAAACTCATATGTACTTGTTCATAAAACAACATTAAAAGATGGTATAGTAGAATTTGATGAAAATGGTAAGGAATTTATAATGGGGATGTTCAGTCCCCAAATTACCGAAAATG